TTATCTGCTTGCCCGAATCCGACGCGCCCAGCGTCCCCACTTGAGATTGTCAGCCGTCGTTCCGTCTTCCACAATGCCCAGGAATTCCAGCAGCATCAGCACGTCCCCAGCCTCCTCACGGAGCTTTTCAACGCACTTCTCCTCGCTCACTGGCGTCGGATTCTCCCCATCAATCGCCCTGATGAGCTTCAGCGCCGCCTGCGCCAGCTCGCAGCACTCCTCTGCAAGCCCCTCAAGCGCCGCACGCTGGCCTATGTGTCCAGCTACATATCGCTTTGCGTCGTTCTCCATCATCATTCCTCTTCCTGCTCGCCGTCCTGCTCCTCATCCTCGCCAGGATCCTGCGGCAGTTCCTTCTCGCCGGTGAGCAGCTGCTCCGTGTTCAGCTGCCGCCAGGCAGCCTCAATAGCCTCGTAGATGCGGTATGCGCTCACCGTATAGCCGCGCCGCTCCATGTAGCTGAGCAGCGGCCTGAGCGCCTTGTCGATGCGCACAAAGGCTTCCTCGCGCTTCACAGCGCCGCTCTCGCCGCACAGGTCGCTCTCCACGCCGTCCACCACGCTGCGCGCGATCCACTGGATCACAGCGATCACAACCGGCGGCAAAAACGCCTTGACCAGCGGCCAGACCTTGAACATCATCACCGACAGCAGCAGCGCGATCAGCGCGCCACACACAACAGACAGATCAATCATCGGTATCTCTCCTCTCTCATTCGCACACCCGTGCGAAGATCTCGCACGCCGTGTGAGTTTTACACGCTTGCAATCAAGTTGAGCATTTACACCCCGGTTTTACTCGACTTAACGCTCAAAAATCGACATTTTTGACGATATACGCACCTTAAACACGATATTTTCACTTCTTACGCGCATATTTGAGCGAATCGTGCACGTTACAAAAAGGACTTCTCCTCCATGCACACCCGGTATGTGTCCCTCACCATGGCTATGGTTTGCTTTGCGACGCCGTTGGCAAATCCTGAATGATCCTTGCAGTATGCCTCATACATGTCGCAATCCCTGAGACACTCATCAAAGTGCTCTTTGCTGTGCTTGACGCCGTGCAGGATCTCATCGCCGAAGCGAAGGATCTGCGCCCTTGCTGACTTGGCGTCATTCTCGTATCGCTCGGCCTTGAAGTCTGCGATCGTCCTCTCGACCCGATCCATGCGCTCGAGCACCTCGCCGTTGATCGCCCGGCCAATCCTCCTGGCCAGCCATGTCCACGGATCAATCTTGATCGGTGCGATCTGGATCAGCGTCATACAGACCATCACCAGACCGCCCGCTTTCGCGATTTCATTCATATCCATCGGCTCAGTCCTCCGCCACCCGCCAGCTGCCGACCAGCACAATCGCCGTGCCGTTTTCGTCAACCAGCGTCGTCGTCCTGATCGGCTCCGACGCCGGCTCGATCGCCTTGAGATACTCGCCGCTCACAAACCCCTGCAGGCCGTCGTATTCGATCAGCGGCCACGCGCCCTCCTCACAAACAATAACTGTCGCGCCGTTGGGCACACTGCCGATCCTGCGTGCGCTTGTGCTCCTCCCGGCCCGGATATTGAGCGTTTTGCTCTCTTTGAGCACCACCTGCGCTTCATAAAGCGCTTCCATCGTCTTCTCCTCCTCCACCTCGCCCTGCACGGGCGTTTCGATCGCATTGGTCAGCTGACGCCATACAAACGCATGGCTCCATCGGCCCAGCTTGGTATCCCACTTGCACGTCGGCTCCGTGCAGTGCACGATCTGCAGCGGATCCACGCTGAGCACCACGCCCATATGATAATAATCATTCTGATCCGGATCGTCACCGTACCGGTCAGGCAGCGCCCAGCCCTTGTCGCCAGGCGCGCGCGCCTTGAGCACGTTGTCGCCGACACGCAGCTGCTTCACGCTCTCGATCTCGCACAGTTCCACGGCCTCATGCCTGGCCGCCCAGTTGCTGCCGTGCAGGCCGTCGTAATCGATCCCCATGCGCCGCAGCGCGCCGATGCCCAGGCCCACGCAGTCGCATGTGCCGTCGCTGCCGTCGCCGCCGATCCGGTAATCAGGCATCTCCTCAGCGATCCCACGGACAGTTTTCGCATATATTTGTCGCATAATATCGCTCATGGTGCCGCTCACTCCTTCCCATCATCACGATCATGGCCAGCAGCGTGACCGCCGTGCCGGCAATGTAACCGGCCGCGCCCCAGATCCATACCATCGGCCTCTCCCCCTCTCTTTGACATAAAAAAAGACCGGTTTCCCGGTCTCTCCTGTCAAACATATACTTCTGATGATTTCCCCGCACATCGTAGGTCATTATATCACGGCATCTTTTTGGCCGTCAAGAGGTCAGCGAGCTTACGTCGCATTCGTGTCCTAAAGTTAATTAAGAAACAATGATAGACAGCGACTCATAGATTGCCGCATAATCATCCGCATTCATGGCTGCATTATCTGCGCGGGCGAAGTGGAGGGAGAATACGTCCCATGTGCCATCTGCCACCAGCTCATACGGCGTTCCGTTGCTAAGCCATCCACTATCCTTCACGCGATTTGCTGTGCCAGTAGAATCGGGGTAGGTGTTATATTCGCCATCATCGGACGAGAAGTCAACGTTTTTATCGCCGAAAATGTAAGCCTGCACGCCCTTCTTGTAAGTTGCAGACACTGTGAATTTATACGTTTTGCCAACCTCAGCATAGAAGAAATTGGGGTTTGCAGTCGCACGGGTAGCAGTTGCCATATTTATTTTCAGATCAGTATTTGCGGTATATGCGGGGCTTCCTCGCTGAATATTCTTCACAATTTCAGCCTTAATTTCACCCGTGCCGCCAGAACCTTCTCCAATTCCGCTCACGCTGATCTCACATGTTGCGCTATACTCTCCGCACGTTGCCGTGATAGTAGCGCTGCCGTTCGCCTTTACTGTAACTACACCACCAACAACCGTAGCAATAGAATCGTCATTGCTAGACCAAATCACTGCATCGGTCGTGTCGCTCGGTGTGACGGTTGCTGTCAATGTCTGCGTACCGGTTGCCGTGAAAGTCAGCGTAGTCTGGTCAAGAGTGATGCCTGTACAAGGCACTTTGCGGATGGCCGTATACTCCGTACCTGATGTGCTGCTATGGAACGTGCCGTTGAGCGTTTCATACAGTCCAGCGACACCATCACTGTTGATACAAGGGATATAATTCCTGACCAGCTCTCCAGATTCAAAGATGCGGAAGTAGTAGATTTTCCCCTTGAGGTTATAATTCGTGTTCGCTTGATAACCGAACAGTCGCATGTCGCTCGATTGTTCTGTTCCTGCCGCTACGCTTCCGCTTGTCATCACCGTGCCATCTTTGGATATAATAGCCATATCGTCGTCAACAAATGCTCTCACTGTATATTTAACGCCCAATGTCAGCGTGCAGCTAACATCAAGCGCCCCGCCTAACCTCGATGCATGGAAATTCCCAGTGCCATTCTGGATCATAGGAGCATGATAAGTTTGTCCGGCGAAAACGTGCGGACCGTTAGTTGCCGTGCTGTATGTATCAACCATGTACGCATATTCAAAGCCAGTGGTTGCAGTTGGAGTGTAAAGGTTATCCGTGTATGCGTTGCCATCAGAAGCGATGTAGGCCGCAGCGGTATAGCCTGTCGGCAAATCCATGTCTCCATCTCCGGAATCAGAAACCACACCGACAACCGTAAAGTCGGTTGTCTTGCCGCCGTAGCTAACCGTGATCGTGTTGCTGCCCTCGGCAATCGTACCGCTGAGCGTGTAGTCCGTCACCGTTGCTGTGCTACCATCGCTGTAATTTGCTGTCACTGTGATTCCGGTCAGTGCAGTCAGCGCAGTCCCGACCTCAACGTCGCCACCGTTGTAAGTTGCAGAGATGCTGGTGAGTGTGACGGTCGGTTCATCTGGTTCAATATCGCCGTCATACTCCGGTGCATTCGTACCACCATTAAACACGATGAACGTCGGCACGATTCGGCCTGTCGTGTTTTCATAGATGGTATTAATGTGCTTGTATCCGAGCATCGTTTCGGTACTGCCGCCGCCGTCCAGATTATACGCAAACTTCAAACCCAGCTTTGCGCATACCGTCTGCGCTTCCGCAAGCGTCCAGCCATCTGAGTTGTCGTAATTTCTGCCCTCACAGGTAACAATCGCATAATCACCATTACCAAATTGTCCGATGATTTGGCGCTGTGCATTCTGAGTGTAATTGCTAATCGAATTCCATTCAGACTGAGAAACAGGCACATAATCAACGATAATCGGAATAAAACCGACTACCGCAGAAACAACACCAGTCGAAACAAGCGCATTAGCGTCCGCATTATACGCCGCGCTGCCAAGATTTCCATTTGCGTCGATGGTCAGCGGCTTGTTCTGACTGTGCGTCACAGTCTGCCCATTCTGAATGACGACACCATTCTGAATAACGATACCGTCTGGCTTTTTAGTAGACGTATCAAAAACACCCGCATTGATAGCCAACAACCAGCCGTCCTCTACGGTCATATCATACGTCGATTTCGTACCCGCTCCAGCACCGTTTGGAGCATAAACAAACGGAAACTGTTTCGATCCGTCCAGTTTATTTTTGTAAACCCGAATCACGGTATAATTTGCACCCGTCTCCGAATCATAAGCATAGTCGATATCCGTGTTGTCGATAAAGGCTTGCAGAGACGTTTCGCTTCCGGGAATTCCCGCAACCGTTTTTTCAATCGCAGCCATGCGCTCGTCTTGCGCATCATTAGCTTCCTTTTGCGCACTAAGCTCAGCTTCGATCTTCTCGCTAGAATAGGTGGTCGTGGCGCTCGGCGTGGTGTCGTCAATCGCCGCTCCGCCCGTGCTGCTACCCGGCTGGATCGTGACTTCCTTCTTCACGCTGCCGTCATAGCTGACGCCGTTGATCACGATCGGCTGCGGGTTAGGCAGCGACGCCGGAATCACGATCGCATCGATCAACTGCTTGAGCTTCACACCCTGAGCAGCACTAAGCGGCTTGCTGTTCACGTTCGTGGTCAGATTGTCCACGATGTCGCTCACACTCACCTTGCCCGTGGTGATACTGTCAATCAAACTCTTATTGCTCTTGATATAGGCCACGATCTCGCTCAGCTGATCCAGCGTCGTATCGTCGCTGTCCGCCAGCGTGTTCAGGCGGTTGCTCAGCCCGACAATCAGCTGCCGGATATCCTCATGGCTGCCATCATCCGTGTTGTGCTCGTTCACCGCAGCCGATGCCGTGCCGGCAGGATCTCCGCCGCCAGCGCCGTTCTTCTGCAGCTCCTCGATCGCCTCTTTATTCGCCGCGATCTGCTCGGCCTGCTCCTGCGTCGCGCCAGGCGTCACCGGATTCTCAGTCAGATACGCATTGACCGCGTTCGCAATCTGCTCATCCGTGACGCCGCCGCTGGTTTCCAGCTTGCTCAGCCGCAGCAGGATCGCCTCGATGACGTCCGGATGCAGCTGCACAACGGCCTTGCTCGTTTCAAGGCCCTCGAGAACCGGCAGCTTGGCCACGGTCGTGTTGAATTCCTTTTCCACCACGCCGTCAGCCTTGACCAGCTTCGCACAGACGATGAATTTGACGTCGCCCTTCACCTTGGCAGCCGTCCTGCCGACCAGCCAGCTGAATTCGATGACGTCGCCGCTCACGGCAGCATCCTTCACCTCGTACAGATCCGGCTCATTGCCCGCGTTCATGTAATTCACGCGCAGCTCGAATTCGCTCAGGTCAAATTCGCCGTACATTTTCGGCATTTTAAAGTGCAGCCGCAGCACATCGTCATCGCTTTCCACACCCAGGATCTTGATCTCATCCGGGATCGTGATCGTGCGCAGATCGCTCTCGATGACAAGATACGCCTTTTCCTCCTCCGCGCTCATCGTCGCGAGGATCTCATCAGCCGTTGCCATAGAGCACCTCCTGTCTGAAATACGTCACATTCGTACTGATGCAATATCCGCTGCGCTTGCCCACCAGGCGCACGCCGACCAGGTGGCCCTTGAGCGCATCCGGCGGGATGTCGCATACGTTGCCGCGCACCGGCGCGCCGTAGGGCTTGCCGCCCATGGTGAATTCTGCCGCCAGCGCGCAGCCCTTCCAGGCGTCGTCCGTCTTGAATTCCGCCTGCAGATAGCCCTCGCTCCCGCCGACCAGTCCCTTGAAGTCGCACTCCGGATCCTTCTCGATCCGCTGCGCCCGCACGATAAATCTAAGCGTTCGCATGCTCTCCCTCCTCACATATTGTCGATGATGCTGCGCAGCTGCGTGATATGTGCAATGCGCGGCTTCCCCGCTTCCAGCGTGTTCCAGCTCTCGTGCGCCGTCGTGATCCCGTCGATCGCCGTGCGGATCTCCTGGATCAGGCTCTCCCACTTGGCAACTTTGGACGTTCTTGCCGTGATTGTCGTGAAGCTGTACGCGCCCAGACCGTAGAACACGCGGATCGTGTTCACCCGCGTCTGCAGCTCCGTCAGATGCACAGCCCGGATCATACTCGTGCGCGCCGTCAGCGTCGCGTCCGTCCACGCTGCGAAGGCATTCCACTTCCTTCGCAGCGTATTCGTGCTCGTTACCCATCCCGAATACCAGCTCTCACCCGCCGATCCGCGCGTGCGCACGCGGTACTGGCGATAATTACCCACCGTGCCAGATGGCGCCACGTTCAGCTTTGTGCCCGTCACCGGCGAGCCGCTTTCCGTCGTCCAGCTTCCCCAGCTGCTGCCGTCGCTGCTCTCGCGGTACTGCACATCATAGCCGGTCACACTGTTGCCTGTTCCGGCGCTGCCAGCGCCCCAGCTCAACTCCACCGCGTCGCGGCTCACAGTTGTTGCCAGCGTCGGAAAGGATGGTGCATCGCATTCCGTCGTCGGCAGATCCATCGACAGCTTACTCGTTTCCGCATAATGGCCATCAAGGATCGCGTCGGTATCCTGCGGCGCCACACAGACCTGAATGCCCGACGGCGTGTTTGCAGGGTAAGGCTCCCCGCGGTCTGCCATCTCCGCAATCACCTCTGCAGCAGAAACCGTGAACGTCGTACTTCCCCACGAAGATGTCAGATTCTCCGCAACATACTTCATTCGCCGGGAACTGCCGCTATTCGTGAAAAGAACCAGATAGATATCAAACGGCGTATAGATACATTCATAATTAACCGTATAGGCTACGCCGTAGGAGATGTGTGATGTGTTAACGGATACGCTGACGCCCATCGTTCATCACCGCCTCACTCCATAAACACAGCGCCGTATACCACGTCAGCCGTCACGCTGGCGAACGTCACGGCGCTGTTCGTGTTCAGATCCTGATCTGCCGACATGCCCGGCGCGCCCGGATTTCCGTCCTTACCATTTTCGCCGTTGCGCACCATGTACTGCATCGACGTGCCGTCGGTAAAATACATCTTGTATACGTCCGTCGTGCCCGGGCTATGGTCGCCGCTGGTGAGCACCACGCTCTGCACGCCCCGGCCCGCAGCACCCGTCGGGCCCTGCGCACCCTGAGCGCCCTGCAGCGCGCCGATCGGCTTATAGTCCAGCGCATCGATGTCCCAGATGTGCACGATGTACGGTTCGCCCGTGCCGATCGCCCAGGCGTCTCCGGCCTTGCCCGTCGGGTGCGCTGCCTTCAGCAGCGCCAGCGTGTCATACTGACCCAGCACCTGGAAATTGGCGCTTTTCGCTGCCGCATTGGCAGCTGCCGCCGCCTCATTGGCCGCCCGGGTCGCTGCCTCGATCGTCGCGATCTGCGCCAGCAGCGCGTCCATGCTGGGCACCAGGCCCTCAGGATCATACACCGCATCGCTCGTGCTGCGCTCAAGCATCGCCGTCATCTTGGCCGCCGTCATCACGCCGCCGGTCGCGTCATAGATGCGCATCACGCACTTCGACGCGCCCACGCCGACATAGCAGCCATCGTCAAACAAGCAGCTTACCGTGCCCTGCGCCACGTTCACCACCGCGTCCTGGATCACCGTCACACTGGTTACGCCCTGCGACTTCTCCGCAGCGCCGGCCGCGCGCGTCACGTAGCATTTCGCGCTCAGCCCGGTCAGATCGGCCATCTTGCCGCCCTCGCGGATGCCCACACACCACAGGTGCGCGTCTGCGTCGCCGAACTCCATCGGCTGATCGTAGCGATACACCGGATTCGTCCGATTCAGGTCGATCTCCTGATAGATCAGAAACTCCATTTAATAATCACCCGCTCCCCTGCTCTGAATAAAGACCTGGAAAAACAGATCCGCCGTGATCCGCGTGTTGCCGCTGGGCACGAACTCGATCCGGTGCCATGTGCCGCGCACCACCTTGCCGTCATCGTTCTTGCGCAGGTACTGCGCGATGTCCAGCTCTTCGCGATCTGTGATCGCCTCCGGCGGCACGTCCACGCCGTCCACCCGCAGGCTCAGGCTCTCCGCCCGATCGCCCTCGTAGATGCCGTATTCCAGATCATGCGTGTGCTCCGGAATCACAAACGTGTGGCTATGGCTTTCCAGGTCAAAGCGCATCGCCGGAACAATCATCTGCGCGGTCACGACGTGCACGTGCGTCATGTCGTGCGTATGCGATCCGCCGGATCGTGTACTGCCGTTCACGGTCACATCGGGCGTCGTATTCAGGCCGCCCGTGTATCCGTTGCTCACCGAACTCGATGACAGCGTATGGCTGTGCGGAGGCAAAGAAGTCGCGATGTTCAGCGTGTGGCTGTGCGATCCGCCGCCGCCCGTGTTGGTGATTTCCTCATCGCCCGGGCCGATCGGATTGCTTGTCGGTGCGCTGAAACTTGTCACCGTCTGCGGCAGGCTCACCGTCGCGCCGCCGCCGCCCTTGCTGGTTCGGCTGCTTTCCTTCTCCGCCGCAATCGTCTTGACATGCGTGCGGAATCGCTCAAGCTGCCAATAAACGATGCAGCTGTTGATCCGCAGCACGTTTCCCGGCACATAGAAGCGCATTTCCAGCGGATGCTCCGCGTCCGCGTTCTCGCTGGTCTGCATGGAATACATGTTCGTCGCGCCCTGGCTGTAGAGCTCATGCACGCCGATCTTTTCCAGGATTTCGTTCAGCTCCTGCGCCGTGTCCGCGATGGAATTGTCCAGCACATAACTGATCTCGCCCTCACGGCCGCTCGCGTTCGTTTTCTTCTTGCTTGTCACGCGCACCGTCACCGGCAGCGCCATGATCTCATCGAGCACCAGCACCTTCCGGCCGACCTGTACCCGATCCCAGCTCGTGCCCGTCGCCTTGTACAGGTCGATGGCGTCGGCCTCATAGCTCACCTGCGGCTGCGATCCGGCCGCAAGAATCGCCTGCATCCTCGCCTTGAGCAGCGCCGGATCCGTCTGGCGCGTGTCCACATGCACGCCCTCGCGGATGCCCCAGCGCGCGATCGCAGCAACGTCCGCATCCAGATAATCGCGGCCATCGTTCACGCTGGCAATGGTCAGCTGGTTGTCTCCCTCGCCGTAGCCCCGACCGTGCAGCCGCGTCACCACGCCGCCGGTGATGCTCCGGCGGATCGCCGTCATGTTTCGTCGATATACCAGCGAGCAGTAGGCGCTTTCTTCCACCTTCCTCAGGTGCATCGTCCAGGGCGTGACCGTCGTGTCGAACACGAATTCGTAGGGCTCAAGCAGCACCTCGCCCAGGCTCATGATCGCTTCCAGCAGCGTCACGTCCTCGAAGTTGTACTGGTAATAATCCTCAAAGTCGCAGTCGCCCAGCACCCAGTACGCCGCCGAAGACATGCTCTGATGCCTGAGGATATATTCCAGCACCATGCGGGTGCTCATGCCCGTGCCGCCGATCTCGTGCCATCCTGCGAGCATGCTGTCCAGCAGTGAGCACTCACCGCTGTGCAGCACATAGCTCACCTGACCGCGCGGCGCATGCTCTTCGCGCGGGATCTGCACAAACCGGAAAAAGCCCAGATCCTCATCGCCGTCCCTGATCCTGGCGTAGCTCGCCGGCACGTCGATCCTGTCCACCATCTCATCGTGCACGCTCAGCTCGAGCGATGCCGTGCTCAGCTCATTGTGCTTGATCTCGTATCCGTCGCCGAGCACGTGGTCGATCGGGCCGACAAAAAACAGATCCTTGTCGTAAAGCTCCCACGTCATCATGCCGGATAACGCCCCCTCGCGCTGATCACGACGTCAGCTGCACCGCCCTCGATGAGAATCCGGATCGCGCCGCCGGCAGGATTCAGCTTCAGGCGCGCCCAGCTGCCGCCCTGCGCAGGAGAAAAGTCCACCGCGCCGTCCACAGTCAGGCTCGCCGCCTCGCCCAAAAGAATGCCCGCATTGTATTCCAGAATCTGCCCCTTTTTCAGGTTCAGATTGGGCAGATCCAGTACCGCGCCGCCAGCCGCAGCCCGGATCCGCGTGATCGCCTCGCCCGTGGGCCGCACCTGGATGCGCAGCGGCACCGCCATCGCGCCGCCCACGTCCAGCGATGCAGCCGTCTCGCTGCCAGCCACCAGGTGCACCGTGCGCTGCGTTTCCAGCACGTCATACGCCAGCGGCTGCAGCGTCATATTGAGCACCAGGCAGCCTGCCGGCCAGCTCCGGTGCTCGTATGTGCCATCCTGATCAAAGCTGGCGATCATCATCACATCCGGATCATTGTCCACGATCATCTCGCCCCGACCGCCCTGCAGCCATGCGCACAGCGCGCGCCGCCATGGGCCGTCTGCGTCCACGCCATCTGCAGGCGTCAGCGTGACACTGCGCTGCGTCGGCTGCCATTCGTCCTCGCCGATCAGCACGCTGCCGCCGCCCGGCAGGCCGTATTCGCCGCGCCTTGCTTTGCCGCCAAAGCGCATGCTGTCGCCAAAGGCCGCCACCGCGCCGAACTCGCTCACATGCCTGCCCCGGAATCTGAAGTCATCCATTCAATCACCACCTCTTGCTCATCGCGCTCTGCCCGCGCACGGTCGCAACCGCCCGCTGCGTTGTTGCCTGGCTCACGCCCGGCTCCACCAGCTCCGCCACCGTATGGCCGTCGATATCCCACGCCAGACCCACCAGCGCCTCGCGCACCGCAGCGGCAAGCACCGGCACGCTCGCGCCAGAAGCGACAGGGCCACCCGTGAGCGCGCCATAACCGCCCGCACTGCCATTTCCATACCCGCCTGCAAACGCCGCACCAAGGGCCGCTCCGGCCTCCTGCAGGCGCATTTCGTCCTCTTCAAACCGGGCAAACAGCGGCGACGTCGTGTCCTCAGCCGCATCCTGCATCACCCGGCTCGGACTGGCGATGCCCAGCGCCTTTTTATAGCCGCGCTGATATGCCTCGCCCGTAGCGTAGCCGGCCGCGTAGGCGCGGCTGGTGCCCCTGTAGAGCTCCGCCACAGCGCCATCGACCGTATCCCCGGCAGCGTCCTCCATGCCGTCTGAGCCGTCCTCATAGCCCGTCACAGCGCTTTCTCCGACGGTCTGCGCGGCCGACTCCATATCCGGCGCAGTGCCCTGCAATGCCTCAGCCGCCCCCGCGCCCATCTCCTCATACGCCGTCTCGACCTCTGCTGTCGTTTGCGCAATTTCGTCAATCAGCGCCTGACGCTGCTCCATCAGCTTCGCCGCGCCGTACATATCTCCGGACATGTCTGCTTCACGAATTTTCGCATTCAGATCGTCCAATTCGGCGTACAAATCCCGCGTCGCCTCTGCTGCTGCAGCCTCCGCTTCCTCTGCTTTCTTCTGCGCCTCATCAGCTCTGGCCTCCGCCTCATCCATCACGTCCGCCACGCCATGTAAGAGATGAGCAGCCGCCTTTGTCGGCGCTTCCATCATTTCGCCGACTGCCGTCTCCACATGCCGGCTCACGCGCTCAATTCCCTCGCCCAGGTCATCCACTCTGGTTGCATTCAGGGCTTCAAGCGCCGCCCGGGTATCGGTCACGCCGCTGTCAATCTGATCGAAGATTCCAAGCACCGCACCGCCGGTATCTTCCCACTGCGTACCGAACAGCGCCACGCCCGCCTGATTGCGTTTGAGCGGATCTTCAATGGCCAGCAGCTTGTCGATGATCATGTCAAAGGCCGCGCTCGCCGCCTCGCCGCCCTGCGCGAATTTGCTGGGCAGATCCAGCGTCTCCACGCCCAGCCCCTTCAGGGCTTCCTTGGTCGTGTCGCTGCCGTCGGTGATGCGGATCGTGAATTCCTTCATTGCATCGCCGATCTTATCGATATCGTAGATGCCCGCCTCCGCACCGGCGGTCAGCGTGCCCATGAATGCCTCAGCGCTCTTGCCCGCCTTGTCGTAGTACGGCGCGTACTCATTGATCGTGTCCAGCAGGTTGCCGTTCTTGTCCGCGCCATCCTGCGCGCCGGCAGCCATCAGGCCATAGGCCTCCTGCGCGCTGATGCCAAATACCGTCATCATCTGCTGGGCTGTGCGCGCGCTCTCCGGGATATCGTGCCCGAATACGTCGCGCATCCTGAAGGCGATCTGCGTCGCCTCCTGCAGCGCGTCGCCGGTTTCCTTGGTATAGCTGTGCAGCGTGGCCACGCCCTGCGCGGCGTCCATCAGATCCTCGCCATATCCCTGCCGGTATACGTCCTTGCCCATTTCCTCGAGCATGGCCAGTTCTTCGCCGGTTTTGCCCGTATAGGCCGCCATCTGGCCGCGCACGGCCGTCTGCTCATCGGCCGTCTCCATGCCCTGCTTGATGCCCGCCGCCACACCGGCCGCAGCACCCGCCAGCCCCAGCTGATCCAGATCCAGCCCCGTCAGCTTCGTCAGCGTGTCCAGCAGGCCGCCGGCCTTTTCGTCCGTGCGCTCCGCATCCTTGCCCAGCTGGGCGATGCTCTGACCCGCCTTGTCCGCATCCACGTCCTCCATGGCATGGGCCGCCTGCTCCATGCGGTTTTCAAAGTCACGCAGCTCGCTCGTGGTCTTCGCCATTTCTGAGCGCATATTGTTGATGCGCGTGCGCAGCTCCGTGGCCTCGCGGCTGTTTCGCCCGTAGGCGCCCTCCACCTTCACCAGCTGCTCGCCCATCAGGCGCAGCGCTTCCTTCTGGTTTTCCAGGTGCCGCTCCAGGGCGTCGCCCTCGCGGTACATCGCCACCATGCTGTCCGACGCGCCGTCATATTCGGCGGCTGCGGCCTTCATCGCGCTCTTGCTCTCCCGCAGCGCGCGGTTGATATTGTCCAGCGACTTTTTATACTCCGCTTCGCCCTCGAGCACGATCGCATTTTTAATCTGATTCTGATCGGCCATGCCGCACCACCTCACTCACTTCGTCCATCACGGGCAGTCTGTCAGGCTGCCCCGTCTCATCGCCGGTGCGGGCGCTCCCGCCGCCCTGCGTACACCCGCGCCCCGCTTTTCCATGCCGGCCGTGATCGCGATCAGCGCCGCCGGGCTCATCGCCCAGAAGTCCCTCTCACCGATCCCGCACGCCATCGCCCTGCGCCGCAGCGCCAGCCATGGCGTGTCCTCATTCACGTCCGGCTTTCCGCTTTTTTTGCGCCTGCCTTCTTTCCCTTGGGCAGCGCCTCGATCGCCCCGTCGATCAGCTGCTGCGCCACACCGCGCAGCATGTCATAATCAAACATCCGGTCAAAATCCCGCATTGCAATCGGCTGCAGGCCCTGCGCCATTGCCGCAGACGCCGCCGCGCCATAGCCGATCGCGCCCAGGCCGCTGTATGTGCGCGCCACCGCCTGGTCCATCACGCCCAGATAGCCCAGCTTGCGCCCCATCGTGTACTGCCAGTACATCTCGCTCATGCGCATCTGGTTGTGGTCAAACCGGGCAGCCACCTCGCGCCCGCCAAGTTTGAGCACAACCTCAGGCGCCGTGATATCCGCCGCTGTCTGCATATGTTACCTCCTCAAAAATAAGCCCGGGGATCTCGCATAGTCGCGCAAGCACTCCTTGCGATTCCCGACACTCCGCCTCGCTGCTTCGCCCACTGGGCGCGCTCGGCTTCAGTCCCAAAATCCAAACAAAGGGCGGAGGACGCTCCGTCCTCCGCCCTCATTCATGTCTCTTACACTGATGCCGATCAGGCCGCTTCCCCGTCCCACGGGCCGCGCACCTTGGAGAAGAACTCCTCCGGCGTCATCGGGTTTTCCTTGCCCGCGCTGTCGTAGCAGTACTCCGTCAGGCGCACCGCCTGGCCATTGGCGCCCGTGTGCTTGTAGGCAAGGCGCACGCCGTTGCCCTCGAGCGTCGGGATCTGGTAGTTGATCGTGCCGTCTTCCATGGTCTGCATGTTGGTCGTGCCCTCATGGAAGCGCACCTTGTAGATCCAGCGCATCAGGTAGGTGCCGTCGTCGCGGGTCGCATACACGCCCACAGCGAACAGCGGCGCCATGCCGTCGCCGACCAGCTCGCCGCCGTTGGCGTCCAGCTCGCGGCCCAGCATGTGGCAGCGCACCTCCGGCAGCACGCGCGGGTATTCCACCTTGACGTCCATGCCGGTCATCAGGCTCAGGTTGCGGATCGTGCGATCGCTCGCACTCTGCTTGCCCTGAGCGTACTGCGGCGTCAGGCCGCAGGTGATGCCCTCGCAGGCCAGGTACGGCGTGCCGTATTCCGGCTTGGTGGTCGGCGTGTCTTCCTTGGTCATGTAGGCCAGGTACACATCGCCCATGCCGGAGAACAGGCCCAGATTGACCAGCTTTTCCAGGCTGCTCTCAATCGTGGTCAAAACTTCCGCCATTTAACTCACTTCCTTTACGTTTTTCTCATTGTGCCGAAGGCTCAGCAGGATCGCGTTGTACTGGCGCTCGAGCTTGGGCGCCTCGCTGTCCTCGCAGTCCGTCCACATCCGGCACAGAATCAGGCAGGCCTGCCCGTACAGATACGGACAGGCCTCAGCCATCGCGTCATAGACGCCGCCGCCGCGCATGTATTCAATCGCGGCCAGCATACTGCGCTGCGCGTCCTTGTCGGTTTCGCTGCCCGCCTCGACGCCGCGCAGATAATTGCGCACATCATCCTCTTCGGTGATGAGCGCGAGCACAGCGTCAGCCGTCATCATCAGGCGTCAGTCCCTTCAGAGGCGTCAGACCCTTCAGAGGCGTCAGACCCTTCAGACGCAGCAGCCACCTTCACCCTGCGCAGGCGGTTCGCATCCTCAACCTGGATGTCGTAATCGCCGTTGATGACGAACTTGATCACGTCGGTGTCGATGTCCTCATCGGTCTTCAGGAACAGCGCGTCGTCATAGTTGACGCGGATGGTCTTCAGATCGCCGACGATGGGCTGGGTGGCGTACTCGCACAGCTCGACGGTGAAGCCCAGCATGCTCTCGCTCGGCTTGCCGAACAGGGTAGCAGCGCCATTGGCCAGCTCCTTGACCATGGTGAAGTAGGCCATCGGGGTCATGACCACCTTGGCCACGGTGCGCACGCTCGCCGGCAGCGCAGACAGCGCAGCGACGATCGCCTCGTACATGGTCGCGCCGGTCACCTCAGCGATGCCGGTATCGGCGTGGTACAGGCTCATGTGCGCATAGTCGCCGGTCGCGCCGGTGGCGAACATGCGGGCGTAGATGCGGCCCTGATGGATCTCCTTGAGCTTGCCCTGGATGTAGTTGGCCAGATCCACGTTGGTGCCGCGCATCACGCTGCCCGGAACCAGGATCTTGTCGCGGCCCGGGAAGCGGCCGAACAGCAGCACGTCGTCCTCGAAGCTGTGCTCGGTGGCGGCAGTGCCGGCAGCGACGGCAGCCGTGGTCTGGGTCACGGTGGTCTTCACCTTGGGCAGGCGCAGGCCCTTGATCTGGCTGTGGGTGATCGCAGCCAGGAAGCCCTCGTCGCCGTAGATGTCGTCGATCAGGGTGTTGCTCACGGTGATCGGCAGCAGGCCGTTGCCCGGGTTCGCGCCGGTGGTCACCGGAACGCTGAGCGCCGCCATCATGCTGGCGGTCAGCGCGGTCCTGGTGATCGCCGCGCGGAAGAAGCCGCCCATCGCGTCGCGAAAGGCAGCCGCACGGTCAGCCCAGCTGCGGTTAAACTGAGCGGCAACCTGGCCGGCCATCTGCTGCTCATTCTGCTGCAGAGCGCCCATCAGGTCGTTATACTCGCGGGTTTCGCGGGCGATCTGGTCGCGCAGCGCCTGCAGCTCCTGCTCGGTGCCGGTGCCGTTCTGCACGTGCTCGGCCAGATTGGTGCGCGCCTGGGTGCAGCTCGCCTGCAGCTCCTGGCAGCGGGTGCGGGCGCGGCCGATGTCAAATTCGGCCATCACGCGGACGCCGCGGCCGAAGGCCTGAGCGGCAAAGCGCATCTTGTTCATGTTCTTCATTGTGGTTTCCCCCTTTTCTTGGTCAAATGTGAAAGGCGGCCGCGATCATCGCGTCCGCCTCTTCCAGCAGCTTGGCGGCCCTGTCTGCCGCCATGGGTTCCGGCTGCTGTGCAGCCTCTTTCTTTGCGCCGAAGCGCTCGCGGATCTCCTCCATCTGCGCGCGGCTCATCGCCGCATAGCGTCCGGCCATGGCGCTGGCGCTGAGCGTGTCCTCGCCGCTGCCATCCTCAGCGGTTTCGATCTCATCGCACAGGCCATGCTCCATCGCGCGCTGAGGCGTCAGCCAGGTTTCACGATCCAGCATCGCCTCAAGGTCGGTCTGCTCTCCGCTGAAGCGGTGCATGTAGCAGCTGACCATCACGTCGCGGATCATGTCCAGCACATCGGCCTGCTCGCGCAGCTCCGAAGAGTTGCCGCCCGCGAATGTCCACGGATTGTGGATCATCATCATGCTCGCCTCGCACATGCAAAGCTCGCCCGCGTCAGCGGCCATCGCCACGATGCTCGCCGCGCTCGCCGCCATGCCGACAACGCGCACGCGCACGCTGCCGTTGTGACTGCGCAGCATGTTGTAGATCTCAAAGCCCGCGAAGACGTCGCCGCCCGGACTGTTGATCTCCACCTGGATGTTTTCGCCGGCGTGCTCATCGAGCTCCGTCCTGAATCTCGCCGGCCATACGCCGTCGTCGTACCAGCTTTCGCCGCTGTCGATCGCGCCGCTCAGCACGAGAACCGCCCGGCTCTCCGTGTCCTCGCTCGCCGCGATCCAGTTCCAGAATCTAGGCATTACTTCCCTCCTGCGCCCTTGGCGCTGTTTTTCTCTCCGTTGAGCGCGTTCAGGTCGATCGTGCCGCCCTTGGCCACCAGCTCAAGCGGTGCCAGATCCTTGCTCACCAGCAGCACGTCGCCGCCCGGAACTGGCGGCATGTAATCCTCCGCGCGGATCTCATTGGGCGTGCGCTCGCCGCTGCGGATCTGGCTCTGATGGATCGCCGATCGGGACTTGGCGTCTGCGCGCAGGTATGCGCTCATGTCGAATCTGAATTCGAAGCCGGCCTCGCGCTCCGCATGGGTAAGCAATTTAAAATTGAGCTGCTCAATCCACTGCTGCACAATCGGCGTCATCGTCATCGTCAGGAACTCCTGCGCCTGCCCCTCGGGCGTGGCAGCCGTCACGTCGCCATAGTCGCCCAGCATGTGCGGAGGCAGCCCCAGCACAGTCGCCACGCGCCGGCGCGTCACGCCGTCCACGTCAAAAGCGTCCGCATCGATCGCATTGCCACCCAGCATCTTGGCCGTGACGCCCGCATCCAGGGCGATGACCTTGCCGCCGTTCTGGCGGTAGATTTCCAGCGTTTCTCTGACGGCGCGCTTGCGGGCTTCGCCCTGAAACGCCGTCGGGAATTCCATCGCGATCGCATTGGAGACGTTCTTGAGGTTTTCCAGCGAGAACTTCTTGACCTCCTCGCTGTACTGCACCGTACCGGCCAGCACGTCCATCACGCGCACGCCGGTCAGGCCGTTCACGCTCGCGTGGAAGAATTCGAGCACATACCAGTTGTGCAGGTACTCCATGGAGCCAAATCCATTGTCCACGCAGTACCAGATCTCGCCGGTCTTCTCCTCTTCCAGCGGCGTCACCCGGCAGGGATCCCAGCACTCGAGCGCAGCCAGCCGCCCCTGCGCGTCAAAGCGCTTGACAGCGTAGGCCCGGCCCTCCGTGTTGCGGCAGATCTCCATCGCCTGCTTGAAGGCAAAGGCGCTCTGTCGCCTGTTCGGCCGAAGGCTGAGCAGATAGTCGCGCGGATCGCTTCTCTGGCGCTCCGGCCCCTTGTACAGGTGCACGGGCATCGTGCCCAGCGCGTTGGCAATCCGCAGCACCGCCGCATAGATCGTCTCGCTGCTCGCCAGATCCGTGCTCGCGCGCATGTACTGCGTCAGCCAGCCCAGGTTTGCGCCCATCACGCCGGTGCGCGCTGCAGCCTGCGCGCTCTGCTCCCTCGGGCGGTCTCTCGCCCGGCAGGCGACCGTCGCCCTGCTCCGGATCTTGCCGTTTCGCTTACTCATTCATCATCACCCCTTTTCGGATCTGCAGGCTGCCCCTGCACGTCGAGCATGTAACCCTTGCTCACGCTGATGGGCCACAGGAAGCGCTGCTGCCTGTCGTCGTAGGTTTCCGGCCCGGGCGGCCCGTCCAGCTTCCAGCCGCCCGCAAGCAGTGCGCCGTACAGGTCAAAGCGCAGCTTCTCCATCGCATAGGCCGTGTCGCCATGCCTCCGGCCGATCACGATCAGGTCGTAGCTCACCTGCATGCGCACCACGCGGTTGCCGGCCACCTGTGCAATCGCGTCGCCCGCCGGCTTCCAGCCGACAAACAGGTCGCTCGCGCGCGTATAGGGCCAGTGTCCGCAATCCGTGCACACGCTGCGCACGATCGTCTCAATGTCCTTCTCCGGCGTCATAATCCACCCCAGTCTGCAGCAAGCTGCTTGTTTACGTTGCCCACGGCCTCCTCGATGATCGCGTTGATCCTCGGTGCAGCCTTCTTCCTCGCCCGCTTGTTAAACGGGCGCTTGTTTGTGTATTCCTGCATTGCAGCAACAAACGCCGCGCGGCGTCCGCCGCTGCGGCCTGCGCCTTCGTTGCCGCCCCGCTTGCCGACGTAATTGCCGACGTAGTTCTGGTACACGCCGCTCGCGCTGCCATGGTGCCAGGGATCCGTGATCGAGATCGTCAGACCCAGCTCGTGTGTCGGCTCCTTGAATCGGTCTTCCTGCCTGAGCAGCTCCTCGGCCAGCGCCTCGCCGCTTTGGCGCAGCGCCTCCTCGACCATGGGCCGAAGCTGACTGCTTGCCTGGTTGTATCGGGCCATCAGGCCGTCAATGCCCTGGATCTCAATTCTTGACATTCTGGCCCCTCACGCTGTATCGGCTCTTGGTCGCGCTCGCGCGCACGCGGATCTCCCGGCCCTGGTTCAGGTACCCGTCCACCGTGCGCACCCTGTGCGCGATTCCCTTCCAGATCAGCAGGTCATCCTCAAGGATCACCCGCGCGCGCATCGTAAACGTGCGCATGTGCTCGATGCCGGCGCTCTCCGCCGTGGCGTATTCCGCCGGGCTTTCGTCGCGCACCTCGCAGCTCGTTTCGCCGATCTTCTCGTATTCGTCCTCGCCGTAGCCGCCCGCGTCTCCGCTGTCCTGCGGCCTGCGCAGGATCTCGACGCGGTGCCTGTACTTTGCTCTGCTCACAATAGACCTCCAATAACGTGCGAATCATCCCAGAAGCTCGACGCCATCTCCGTGTCGCGCAGGCGCAGCACATAGGCGTCCATCATCGCCATAAAACCGTCGATCTTCAGGAAGCGGTTCTTTTTCGTGGGCATCCAGTTCTCTTTTTCAAGATCAAAAAAGTCCGACCTCAGCCGGACGTTTCTCAGATACCAGACAAACATCTCATCCCGATCCCACGTCACATTGCCGTCGATGAGCTGCTCTTTGAAGCTCTTCATCGGCGCGTTCAGTGTCAGCGGGCCCTGGCGCACGTCTTCCAGCAGGAAGCCCTCTGCGCGCAGCGCGCTCTGCAGCTCCATGGAGTTGTACGGGTCAAAGCCGATCTTCTTGATCTCAAACTGCCCGCGCATCTCCTTGAACCAGTCCACCATCGGGTTGTACCTTACATACTCGCCAGGCACAACCGTGAGCCATCCGCGCCGGATCCATTCATCCCAGTCCTTCTCCTCGCGGCCGTTGCCCCTGCGGATCTTCGCCTCGGGCACCCAGCTGTGGTGCTTCACGCCGATCCGACCGTCCGGCAGCTCGATCACCAGCGCCGCCGCCGTGAAGTCCTCCGACTTGGACAGGTCAAACCCGCCCCAGGCCGTCGGCTGCAGCAGGCTCAGCTCCATCGGCGCGCGATCGTTCCTGCGGATCGTGTCCAGATCCACGTATACCGCCTCGGGCGGCGTCGCAAACCGGTTGAGCTGCTTGGTCACAAAGTCCACACGCTCGCGCGGGCTGCGCTGGCTTCTGGCCCAGTCGTCCAGCAGATCCTCGATGTCCAGCAGCGCGCCCAGGCTCGGATTGGCCATGATCCAATACTGCGGATCATCGTAGGGCAGATCCGGGTCGATCTCGTAGATGATCGGCAGGTACCGGTCAATGCTGCGCTCATCGATCTCCGGATCGCGGTCAAGGATCTTTTTGGCAAATCCGTAATGGTACACCATCGGGCCGTCCTGCACCGTGCCGGCCGTGCCCGTGTACCACATCAGAGGCTGCTTGCGCTTCTTCATCGGGCGCAGCAGCTGGTTGATCTGGTCGAAGCTTCTCTCGCCCTCGAGCTCATCCTTGATCACAAAATACGGGCGCAGACCATCCAGCGCATCCGGATTGTTGGCCAGATACGTCACCGTGACATTCAGCTGCTCATACCAGGTTTCCGCCTGCCTGAGCTTGAGCTGCTGCCGAAGGATTGGGCTCATGCGCATCTGCTTGTAAAAGTCCATGTAGCAGCGCTTGGCCTGTTCCTTATTGTTGGCCGCGAAGTAATTCTCAGCGCCCTTGTCCGTGCCCTTGGTGGACATGTAGCCCGCCTTGCCGGAGTTGCGCGCCGTCTTGCCGTTGCCTCGGGCAACTTCCTCGAATACTTCGCGGTATCGCCTGTACCCGGTATCCCGGTCAATCCAGCCGAATGCCTGGCAATCCACGAACTCCTGCCACGGCAGAAACTTGAAGCTGTCGTATTCGCCGGCCGTCGGCGTCAGGAAGCTCTCGCAGAATCGGATCGGCCTCCTGCCCAGATCCAGGTCAAAGCAATACCGCCAGCCGCGCTCTGCGCGCTTCAGGTCCTCCAAAAAGTGGCCGGCCTGCTGCTTGATCGTTTTCGGTGCCAGGATCTTGCCGCCCAGTACGTCCTCTGCGTACTTGTAGGCGGCGCTTTTCATGATTTCGTGCGGCGTCGATCCGCTCACAGGTCATCACCGCCTGCAGGCGATTCGTCGAATGCTGCCCAGGCGTCGTCCGCCGCCTTGGCGCTGCCGTCATCCTCGCGCGTGGGTTTCGCCTCCTCCGGCCTGCCGCGCTTTTTCTGCGGCGTCAGCAGCAGCCCGTCCAAGATCCTGCGCCTGGCATCCTCTGCCGCCTGCTTGTTTTTGATGATCGCGGCAATCCGCTTGTCATCCGGCTCAGACGATGCCACCTGCCGCCTCAGCTCATCCTGCATGTCGTCAATGGCAACCGTCCACTGCGCGGCGTCGCGCAGCTGCAGCGCAGTCATGAAGTCGGCCTGATCCCGACTGGCCAGCGCCATCATCGCCTGATCGTACAGGAAGATCGCCGCTTCGTCGTTGATGCCGCGCAGCATCTTGTCGCGGATCTGATCTTCGTCAAGCCTTTCCGGCGGTTTCCTTCTTGGCGGCATATCCTTCACCTCACAGCTGCTCAAATTGAATGCCCAGCACCTGCGCCGGCGTGGGCGGTTTCTCTTTCTTCTGCTTTCCAAACTTCTCCGGGTGCGCGTCGTCGTGACACTTGTCGCACAGGCTCACCAGGTTGGAAAGCTCAAGTTCAAGCTCCGGATATTCCTTGCGGGGCTTTATATGGTGCACCATCGTCGCCAGCACCGGCAGCCGACGGCCGCGCCGGTCGATGGTGTATCGCCCGGCCCGCCTGCACCACACGCACTGCCCAAGATCCCGATCCAGCGCCTGCTGCCTGGCGGCGAGCCATGCGGCTGTGCCGTAAAACGGATCCCGCTCTTTCTCGTAGCGCACATATCCTCCAAAAGAGAAACACGGCGAAGCCTTGCGGCCTGCCGTGCTTTTTCGCTGAGCCTATACTATCACACCCCTTGCGCGTTCGTAAGGGTTCGAAGGGGTTCGTTAGTGTCCGAAGGGGTTCGGGAGGGTTCGCAACGGCACGCAGCAGCACGCAGCGGCACGCAGCGGCTCACAGCGACTCACCTGCGCTCAAACGCTTGACAAATCGCTCTGCAAGCGTTCCATCGTTTTCCCGGTATCGTTCCATGGCCTTCCGATATGCCGCGCTCTCGCCGATCGGCGACGGTGCAGCATCCAGCTCTGCGCGCGCACGGGCATACAGCCCGCGCACCGCGCTCTCGCTTTTGTGCAGCGCGCCGGCCGCCTGGCGCACCGTCTTGCCCTGGATCATCCGGGCATACATCACCGACGCCGCATCCACGCCCAGGCTTGCCAGCGCTTCCCCTGCGTAAAACATTTCCAGCGTGTACATTTCCTCGCGTGCCTCAAGCGCAAGCTCAACCTCTTTCGCCTTGCGCGCATACGTGCCCGCCTTGTCGCTGACGTCGCTGCTTCTGCCGCCTCCGCCGGACATGCTGCCCGTGATCCGCGTCGCCGTATCCAGCGCGATCTGCTTTTTCAGTTTCAGCTTGGCCACATCATCGCCGTATCGGCGGCACTGCCGCAGCACATCCATCCCCGTCATCGTTTTCCCTTCCCTCTTCTCACAGCTTATTTGGATCCGTATCCGGATACACGTGATCCAGCGCCAGATCACGGTATACGCAGCTGGCCGTCTTGTAGCTTTCCGGCGGGCACAGCTCATCAATTGCCTTGCGCAGCGGGCATCGCTTAATGTCCGCCCGATCCTTCACGCACAACATGCACTCCGCGCGCATCGCGTAGCCGTTCACCACGGCCAGCGTGTCCGCGCGCACCACGTTCATATCGTCGTCATATGCGCCGGCCCGACGCAGCTGCACGCTCACCTCGCCGTTGCGGATCGTGTTGTTGATCTGCGCCAGCTGCCGGTCAGGGATCGTCTTTTCCAGCCCGTCAAAGACCTTGGTCAGCAGGCCGAAAGCCTGCTTGTACATCATCCATCCGCGCGGAATGGAGCGCAGCCGCGCTTCCAGTTTCTGCTCACCGCGCCCGCGCATCGTGCCCCACATGATGCGTAGCAGCACTGTCATGCGGATTTCCTCACCGGTCATCTTCACAAAGGCCGCCTCTCGGCCCTCTCTCCCGTCCATCACGTGCATCTTTTCCTCCTCATGTTGCCGTCTGCCCGGTGCACCCTCTCGAGCATACAAAAACCACTTTCCCCTGCTTATCGCGCAACCAGAACGGGTGCATGCGCGGCGCAATCAGCCTCCGCGCGCCGCACACCGGGCATGTGATCATCTTGCGATCCGTCACCCCGTATCCTTCAGACGGGCTGTGTCCCCATCCCTTGCCCTCGCCCAGGCCGGTGCCCTCACGGATCTCCATGATCCGCAGCATGCTGGGCGTCGCTCTGTGCCCGAAGTCACGTTCAGGAACAACCGGCGGCAGCTCCACCTTCTTTTCCGGCGGCTTTTCCTTCCTCTTCCTCTCAGCCGTCAGCGCAAGGCCCAGCCGCCTGGCGATCTCGCCGCCCATCGAGCTGCCCTTTTGATAGCCCATGGCCATGTTCATTTCCACGCGCGTCGGGTATCGGCCCGCGCTGCGTGTCATGCTTGCGTGCTTCTCCCGGAAAATCGCGTCTTTCTCTGTCCGCTTGCGCAGGTTCGCTGCAAGCGCCGCCGTATTGCTGCTCTGCTTGTGATACGGCAAGCCCTCTCGCTCAAGCGCCTTGCGCACATAGCCGACCACCGCGCCGCTCAGATCCGCAATCTCCCGCGTCGTGGGCAGCTCGCCGCCTCTCTCTTTCACAAGATCGTGATAGACCTGGATGATCGGATAGTGCTTCCTGTCAGCCATCCTGCTCCGCCTCCCGTCTGATCCTGCGCAGCGCGCCGCTCATACGCCAGGCGCTCACCATGTCCATCGCCCGGTCAAATTGGCTGCTCTGCAGATCGCCGATCGCCCTGGCGCCTGTCGTCTCGCGCAGCGTCCTGCGGATCGCGCCGGCGATCCTTCGCTCGCACCCGGGCAGTTCTTCCTCCCTGGCCAGCTGAGCCGCTCTCGCGCTGATTGCTTCCTTCATCGCGATCTCCTGGGTGCGGCTGATGCGCACGGTGGCCAGTGCGGCCGTCAGCTTGCTGATCTCCTGCTGCTGGGCCAGCAGTGCGCTCATGATCTGCTGCTGCATGCCCATCATCTGCTGCATCTGCGCGCCCAGCTTCTCCGGCGTCATCAGTTCGCCCTTGGGCGTCCCATCAACGGAAATCGAGGTCGGCCTCTGGCCGACTAGATCGCGCGAACAGGTTTCCTGTTCGCCGATCGTAGCCTGCGACACGCTTGTCGTGGGGCAGGCCGAATACTGCTCAAACATGCGCCTCACCCTCTCCGCACGCGGCCAGGATCTGCATGGCCCACTGTCCGACCAGACGCGCCTGCCCGCACAGGATCTCGCGCGTCTCCGCATCCATCATGCCCTGCTGCCTCGCTAGATCACCGGGCGCGCGGCCTGCCTGAGCCATCAGCGCGCCGATCGAGCTCAGGATCACCGTGCTTGGGCTGGGCCTGTCCGCGTTTCCGCTCATGCCGCCGCGCATGGCAGCCGTCTGCGCGGCGTCCAGCTCATCGCTCAGCCGGTCAATCTCCTGCTCTTTCCTGTCAAGCGTCTCTTGAAGCTCACGGATCTTTCTCTCCTGCTTGGGATCAGGAATCCGCGCACTTCTGCGTTCAACGTCCAGCGCCGTACGCAAGCTTTCAACCTGAGATCGCGCCTCATCCAGCAGAAGCTCAGTCTGCTTCCTGCCAAGATCCGCGCTCTTCGCAAGGCTCTCAAGCCGGCGGATCTCGTTTTCCTTTTCCCGTGTCACATCCACCCGCGTCCTGGCGATCGCGTCGGTGAGCAGCTTGTCCTTGTCCTGCGCCATCTCGCGCAGCCGCTTCTTCTGCTCTCCGACCACGCGAAGCGCTTCGTCGCGCTCGGCCCTGGCAGCCTTCACCTGCTGATCCACCTCGCGGCTTGTCAGCTTGTCCGCGCCGATCCGCGCCGCAAACTCCTCGCGCTCGCCGCTTTCAATCATCATCAGGCTCTGGATCTTGGCGATGCCCAGGCGCTCGAGCGGGCTGCCCGGCGGCAGCTCGCGGGCCGCCTGCATCCATTTCTGCGCCACGCGCTCGCTCATGGCGGCGTGCTGTGCCACCCAGGCTGTCCACTCGCCATGCGGCACCACGCCCTCATCCTTCGCCGCGCACAGCTGGCGGCCGACTTCCAGCAGGCTGCCGGCAGCCGCGTCCCGGTGCATCTCGATGCGCATTTCGATCTGCGCCCGCCGCATCTGCTTCTCCGTGCTCAGCACCATTACGTTTGCGCTCATGCCTTTGCACCTCCCACGTATTCCTCCGGCTTAAACGGTGCGCACCATCCCTCTGCCAGGTGCTCTCGCACAGTTTTGATCGGCAGCCTGTTGCACAGAATCGCGTCAAAAACCCTGCATGCTTCCAGATGATCTCGCCCGCAGGCGTCATTCCAGATCATGTATGCGTTGCTGCCGCGCAGATCCGGGTATTCCGATATGACATACAGCACCGCATCGAGCAGCCGCCGATCAATCTTGTACAAATCCCCCAGGAACGTCATACATCCGGGATTCCCTTTCGCCGCCCAGACGATCATGCTGCCGTAATTCACTGCACCGGGCCTCCCTTCTTCCTTACGATGTCAAAGGGGATGGCCTTAAAATCAGCATCAACCTTCTTCTCCTCTTTGCCATCAGCGCCCAGCTGCTTTCTCATCACCTCTGCCATCATAACGCCGAACATGAACACTGATCCTCTGATCGCATCCTCATCACCAATCTCACGATCCTTGCGGAATTCCTTAATCGTTCGCACATGATACGCCGCAGCGGCCTGCGCAATCTCTTCAATCACTTCTCCGCTCGATCCATCCATCTCAATGATGAAGCCGTTTTTCATTTTCTCAACTTTAACCATTTGGTCATCCTCCTTTTGCTTTCGTTGCTTATTTTTCTTTGAACTCCATCGGCAGCTGCTCGCCGTCCGTGGGTACAAATCCCTGTTCCTCGGGCGTCGGCCTCTCCCGGCCCTCAAGCGCCCATTTGTAGATCACGATCATGCGCTGCTGCACCCGGCCCATCCGGCAGACCTTGGTCGTCTCGCCGATGCCGTTGCCATGCTCTTTGCGCTTGTACACGATCATGTCCGCGCGGGCCAGCGCCCGCAAAATCGCCTGCCGGCTGGCGCCAAGCGTCACGCCGCCCTTGCGCAGGCTCTCTCCGATGTATTCGTCGCATCGCGTCGGATCCAGGCACACCAGCTCGCCGTCGTAGTAGCCAATCAGGTTGCTCCTGAATCCCTCATTCGCCGCGTCGTCCTTGCTGCAGATCGTCACCGTCCGCGTGGCCAGCAGCGATCTGAGCGTCTGCAGCCAGATGGCCTCCGGCTGGTTTTCGTCCACTTCGCTGCCCTGGTCGTCGATGTTCGCGGCAATATCCTTGGCAGCCGCCTCGAGCCGGCGTGCCTTGTCCTCTTTCTCCATCACGCCCAGGGCGATCAGGTGATCCAGCATCAGGCCAATGCCGCACATCAGGTGCGTCGCGCTTTCCAGGTATCGGCCCTCTCTGCGCCGGATCGAGCCCTTGACCAGCTGCGCCGCTTCCGACAGCCGCTGTGCCAGCTCCTCCTCGATCGTGTCCCAGCGCTCAAGCAGTCCCTCGATGTAATAGCGCATGCACGATCGGAAATAACCGTCGCGGTTCAGCTGGCGATAGATGTCCAGCTCATCCGCGCTCTCCTTGTAGATGTCGCCCATGCTCACGGTGATCCGGTACAGTCGCATCTTTCGGCTGATGGATACGTTGGGCATATCCTCGCCGGTCATGATGCAGGTCGATCTGCACGGGCGCGGCGCGCTCATGCGCTTGTCCGCGTCCAGGCGTCCGCGATCCGCGCGGTCTGCCACAGCCGTGATCGCGGCGTCAGCCACCATGTCCATGCTCGATCGCATCCTGCCGCCCTCGCCGCTCTTGCGATAGTCATCGACCACCATCAGGCTGTCCTTGGCCCAGAAGAGCTTGTCGCGCACCTGGTTCGGCGTGTCGGTGAAGTTGCTCGGGAATTGGCGTTCGTAGAAGCTGCCGAAATGCCCCTGCACATAGCCGGTCACGGTCGATTTGCCTGCGCCGCGCTCGCCGATCACATACACGACGTAGCTGGGCGGCTGCTGCATCTTTTCCAGCACGCTGTACAGCGGCGCCAGGTACGCCTGCGCCAGCTCCGGCAGGATCAACCATCCGGGCATGCCGTCGATCAGCATCAGCTCAGCCATGCCGCTGTCAAGCCGCGAGTGCTGCCGGTCGCGCAGCTCATAGTGCTGCAGCTGGCCGCTCAGCTCAACGCTCACATCCTGCGCGCCGATCGCGCCGCCGTTGTACAGATACACGGGCTTCCCGTCGATCTCGCGCATGCCCGTGTGTTCATAGACGTCGCGGTGCTTGGCCAGTTTCTGGCCTGCCGTGCTGATGGCGTCAAGCACCAGCTGCGGCCCGTTCTTCACGGGCTTGATGTTTCCGTAGAACTGCCAGAACTTCATCGGCCACTTCATCGCCGCAAATTCGGTTTCTCCGGTGATCCTGGCGTCCTGCAGCACCGCGCCGTCCGGCCGCGTCGCGCCGATCACGTAATCGGTGCGCACCGTGCTGCCGTCGTCCCGGCGGATCGTCTCCTTGGGCACCGGCAGGAAGTCGCACAGCGTCCGCGCCGCTCCGTCCTTGCCGGTGCGCTGCGCCAGGCATCCGCCCTTGATGCAGTACGCGAAGCTGCCGAAGTAGCTCTCGTATTCGTCCGCGCGCTCCTCCTGCGGCCCGTCAAAACCGTCCGCGCGGACGGTTTTGCTTTCCTTCTTGTCCTCAACCTTCTTTTTAAAGTGCCGTATGTTGCCCGGCATCCACTCCGGCGTCTCATCGATCATGCTTTCCAGCGCCACGCGAAGCTCGCTGCGCTTCCTGCCTGTCTTGATCAGCTCATTCGCCCAGTCGGTAAAATCGCCGTGCTCCGCGAGCTGCGGCCAGTGCTCGACGATCCGAAGCAGCTTGAGGCTCTTCACGCGATCCTTGATCCGCTTGCAGATCCATTGCGCAATGCCCTCGCCGGCGGCGTCGTTGTCCGCGATCACCACCACCTCATCCAGGCCGTCGAAGCAGCTGCTGTGATCGTCGTTCCACTTGCCCAGCAGGCTGTCTCCGCCCTTGTCGATGCCGCCGCCGTGCATGCCGCACGTCGCATTCAGGCCCAGCACCCGCAGGTTGTCCACGTCCTTCTCACCCTCGGCGATGATCGTGCGTCCGGGCTTGCCCTTCATAGCCAGCACGTCCGGCTGATGGTAGAGCAGATTGGTGTAGATCCCGCCGCCGCTGTACCACTTCCCATCCGTGCCCGCGTGCTGGATCAGGAAGCTCTTGTCCATGCGTGTGCCCTGTTCGTCATAGAGCTCCGCGCGCGCCTTGCGCAGCACGACGCGCCCCTCACGATCCTGGTATTCGTAGACATTGGTGATCGTGAATTCCCGGTCGCCGACCCGCAGCGAGTTCCCCTTCTCAAAGGGCCTGCTCCGCTTTGATGCCTTGCCGCCTGCTGTTCCCCGTTTCTGGTTCTTCCAGTCGGCCTGCTTGGTCTTTTCGCCGCTGATCGCGTCGCACATCACCTCGCCGATCGGCAGCCCCAGCGTCTTGCATACGTCCGCGCCCTTGGCTCCACACACAAAGCACTTCATAACGATCTCGCCAGTCTTCTTCCCGACATACACATGCAGGCTGGGCTTGGTATCCGCATGGCATGGGCAAATCGACCAGAAGTCCTCCGGGCCCTTGCTCTTGTGCGGATCCATCCCCAGCCTGTCGGCCCATTCGTAGATCGTCATGTCTTTCGTCCTCTCAATTCATGATCATGATTTTGCCATCCGTGCAGGCAGCGTCAATCGCGCGCCGGATCTTCACGACGGCGTCTTCGTCGCCGGCGCGCATCGCCATGTCGGCAGCTGTCTGGGCAGCCGTTCCGATGATCAGCGCATCCGGCACGTCCGCGTATACCGCGCTCTCAAGCGTCGCCCGTCCCCCGGGCTTCTCCGCCCGCCTGTACGTCGCCCGAATCGGGATCCTCATTCTGCTTCGCCTCCTCCATACGGGTTTCCACTGCCAGATAATACGGCTCGTTCGCTCCCAGCTCGATCGTGCGCGGCGGTTCCGCTTCGCACGCGCACCAGACCTTGATCAGGTTCTTACAGCCCACATAATCCATCATGCTGTGCATGCTTTCCAGCTGCCCGCAGTGCCGGCAGTATTTGATCTCAATCGCCGTCGCCATTGGTAATCCTCCTGTTCACTTCCGCCACGAAATCCTCGCGGCTTCCCTCGTGTTTGAAATACCGCCACCCGCATACCGCGTTTGCGCACTTCGCCTCGCGGAAGATCGCCTGCGCGCCGCTGTGCGGCGACGTCCAGCTCCTCTCCCGCCCGCTCACCGCGCTGCCGCAGTGCGGACATGGCAAAAACCGTCTCGCGCGAATTCCCTTCTCGCGCCATTCCTCCGGCCGATAGAACATCCCGCTTGCGTGCTTACCCTCGCCCATCTTATGCCTCCGCAGGCTCGTCCCTTGCCCGCAGATCCAGCTCCATGAGCACCATGTCGATCATCTTGCTGGCCATCACCCGGGCGAGGCTCTCGTGGATATCGTCCACCACCGGCAGATCGTCCGCGATCCGGATGATCGCGTGCGCCATGCCGGCAGCCATCTCATCCAGCAGGCCGTCCGTGCTGCCCTCAAAAGCGCAATCGACGTCAATCTGCCGCTCGTCCCTGCGCCTCATCTTCATTTCGATCATCTTTCCGCTTCCTTTCCGCCTCTTCACGAATCATGTGGCTCAGCAGTTCTTCTCGTTTATGTGCCCTATCAAGCGCCCAATGTACAGATTTCATCATGTTTTCCAAATATCTAATCGCGTCCTTTTGTTGGAGAATCAATTTCTTTGACTTCCAGCAAAGACGAATATTCCATACGATCAAAACCCACAGGATCGCCGACGAGACTTTATACACCGTTTCCGGATTCATCCAGCAAATCCACCCTTTCCATCACCCGCGCGCCGGTTCCACAGCGCAGCAAAGTCCTGCCGTTCCATTTCGATACCGAATGACCCGTCTGCCGGCTTTTCCATCGTCGTCAGGCCGCAATCCAGACAAACGATACGTCCTGCCCGCCAGCTGAAGCCCGTATTGCTTCGCACGGTGCGCTCACGGTACGCGGCCTCACCCCCGCAGCACGGGCAGGGCTTCAAAACCGTCCGCGCGGACGGTTTTCCATTCTCACGCATCCGGATTACACCCCCATCCACGCCCAACCGGGATCTCCGAAGGATGCACGTCATCCCATTTATCTTCCGTCCTGCGCCAGCTCTTACGCGCAGCGTCGCGCAGCAGCTTCTCCGCTTCCTGCTTGCTCCCGGCGCGCACCGGCCGCGTCATCCAGATCCCGCAGCCCTCATCCGTCAGGCAGCGCCCTTGCGCGATCCAGCCGCCGGCAAACATGTCCGGCCATACGTCCACGCGCATCGGCCTGCCGCAGGCCATGCAGTACAGCTCGCCGCTGTCCTCCGGCTGCGCAAGCTGCCGACGCCGCCTGTACTTGCCCATCGGCTCCCCGCGCAGCTCGCGCTCCGGGATGCCCAGCTCCCGGCAAACGTCCAGCCCCTTCGCGCCGCATCCCATGCAGTGCATCAGGATCTCGCCGTTCACCGTGCGCCACACATGCATCCTCGGGCTCTGATCCGCATGACACGGGCAGTA